CCACTAAAGGTTTGTATGACTGGAACGGGGTTAGTCTGATTCCCGTAGGTTCTGTGGGCAGTATTGCCATCACAAACCCAGGTATCAACTACACGTCTGCCCCCAACGTCACTATTTCTTCCCCCAACAATGCCAACGGTACACGGGCAACAGCTGTGGCCTCGATTACCACGGGTTCTGGCGGGGTGCAGAGCATACAAGTTTTAACGGGTGGATCAGGTTACACGTCTGTGCCCACGGTGACCCTTTCTACACCTGATGTGACGGGTGGCAGTACGGCTACGGCTGCAGCCACCATCTCTGGCGGGAATGTGGTGGCTATTTCTGTGGTCACGCCTGGTTCTGGCTACCTTAACCCGCCAACGGTTAGCATTACTGGGGGCGGTGGGTCTAGTGCAACTGCAAATGCAGCACTTTCCACGGGTATTGTGAATGCCATCACGCTGACAAATGCGGGTAGCGGGTACACGTCTCAGCCTAGTGTCACCATTTCTGGTGGTGGCGGGTCAAATGCCACTGCTCTAGCCCAGCTCGTCACGTTTGCCACAGGCATGGTGTCCATTCAGGTGACCAACGGGGGCACAGGCTACGGTCAGTACGGCAACCTGGCAGTCACCATCACGGGTGGTGGGGGCACAAACGCCAACGCAACTGCTATTATTTCTGGAAACGTGGTTAGCCAGGTCATTATGAACAATCCTGGCTCTGGTTACACTTCTGCACCGTCTGTGGCGGTCTCAGGTGGAACTGGCACGGGTGCAAACCTCGTTGCAACTGTGCAGCTAAACCCCATAGTGGACTTGGCTACTTTCTCCAACAGAGTTTGGGTGGCACAGGGGCGCACGGTTTATGCGTCTGCCTCCACAAGCCCCACAGATTTCACCTCTGTATCTGCTGTAGCCTTCAACATTCAGGACAGCACCTTGCACGGCAACATTCAAGGACTCTTGTCTGCCAACAACTTCTTGTATGTTTTTGGAGACGATAGCATCAACGTGTTCTCGGACTTGCAAGTGACCTCCACAGGGGCTACGGTGTTCACCAACACAAACGTGAGTGCGTCTATCGGTACTAAACGCATTTACGCCATTTTCCCCTATTTCAGGTCAGTCTTGTTCATGAATGACTACGGTATTTATGCTCTGGTTGGTTCAACAACCACCAAGATTTCTGACCCTCTAGACGGTATTTTTCCCTATATTGACTTCAGCAAACCCGTCACAGCTGGTCAAACGCTGCTCAACAACATCCTTTGTGCGGTGTTTAACTTCTATGTCAACAGTTCTTTTCCGATTGGACCATCAGGATCACGGTACATACAGTGCATTTTCTTTGAGAAAAAGTGGTTTGTGTCTAGCCAGGGCAACATCCAGTATGTAACCTCTGTGCCATTTGGCGGCAAGGTTAGACTGTATGGAACAGATAGCAATAAAGTATTAAAACTGTTGTACAACGATACAACCAGTGCGATCAGTTCCTACATTCAGACTGCACTCAATGAGATGCAAGACCCCATCAGGACAAAACAAGCCCTCAAATTCGCTGTAGAAGCGACTTTAGCGCAAGGTGGCAACCTGAATGTCACCGTGGACTCAGAAAGCGGTTCTAGCCCGTCCTACACCCTTTCTAACACGGTTACTTGGACAAACACGGCTGGAACGACTATCGGTTGGACAAATTACCTATCTCAAACGATAATTTGGACAAATGTTAGCGGGTACTATTTGTACAAATCAGACGCAGAGCAGTACGGTAAGTATTTAGGATTAACGCAAACCAGTAATTCTGCTGGGTTTATTGTGAACACATTTGAGTTTGAACATGAATTAAGAGTGAGGTTCTAACATGGCATTACCAATTACAGTTCCCTATACGTTTGGAACGGCAACTACTGCTATCCCGCTGACCAATTTGGACAGTGATTTCAGCACTGTTTATTATGCGGTGAATGGTCTAGGTAATGGTACGGTGGCACTTGCCAACGTGCAGATTACTGGTGTTGGTACAACTTTTCCTAACAACTTTCTCGCAAATAGTTCAGTCACAATTGGCAATACGGCAGTTGCACTCGGTAGTACAGCATCATCTGTAGGTAATGTCACGCTCGCAAACGTCACGATCAGCAGCGTTGCAACAACATTTCCTAACAATTACTTGTCCAACACCAGTGTTACGTTGGGCAATACTGCACTCACATTAGGTTCTACAGTCACGTCAGTAGGTAATGCAACCGTGTCTAACGTCACGGTCACCAACTACATTGAGACACTACAGGCCGTGGGTACAGTGGGGTCAACTTCCACATTGTCATTGGCAACAGGTACATTTTTGACGGCAACACTCACAGCATCAACACCTTGTACGTTCACCATGCCAACAGCAACGGCTGGTAAATCATTCATTCTGAAGTTAACACAGGCAGCAACTGGCATGACAACGGCTACTTTTACTAGCGTGAAATGGCCTGGTGGAACTGCACCAACGATTACTGCTACTGCATCTGCGGTGGACATTTTGAGCTTTGTGGCTGACGGCACAAATTGGTACGGCACATTTGTACAGGCATTCGCATAATATGTTTGGAGCACTAGACTTTTTCTTTACTGGCACTAAAAAAGCCGTTGTTGCTAATTTTTTAGTTATAGCTGGTGGTGGTGCTGGTGGTGGTGGTGTTGGTGGAGGAGGTGGTGCTGGTGGTTTTAGAACTTCAGCTGGCCCATCTGGAGGTGGTTCTTCTGCTGAAGCTGGATTTAAATTTGCAACAAACACAGCATACACAATAACTGTAGGAGCAGGTGGAACAAAAGGTGCAACAGAAGGAACGGCTGGAACTAATGGTTCTAATTCTGTTTTTTCATCTATCACTTCAAATGGAGGAGGTTGTGGAGGTAGTGCTGCAGCTGGAACATCTGGACAAAATGGTGGTTCTGGTGGTGGTGAACGTGGAAGTGGTGGATCATCAGCTGGAACTGGCATGGCTGGACAGGGTTTTGCTGGTGGAACTACAGGGGGCAATTATTCATTAGGTTCAGGTGGTGGAGGTTCAGGTTCTGTAGGTCAAAATTCAGCATCTGGCTCTTATGCTGGAGCTGGAGGCTCAGGAACAGCTTCTTCAATTACTGGAACTTCTGTAACATATGCTGGTGGTGGTGGTGGTAGTAATTATTACAGTTCTTCTATTGGCCCAGCTTCAGGTTCTGCTGGAGGTGGTAGTGGAGGAAGTATTTCTATTTCTACTCCTAATAATGGTAATGATGGACAAACCAATACTGGGTCTGGTGGTGGTGGTGGTACTGGTGCTGGAGGACTTGGAGGCAATGGCGGTTCTGGTTTAGTCATTATTTCTATACCCAATACTTATTCTGCAACATTTAGTGGTGGAGTAACATATTCTTCTTCAACCTCTGGAAGTAATAAAATTTATACAATAACTGCAACATCAACTACGTCTGAAACTATTACATTTACTAAACCATAATCATGGCACATTTTGCAAAATTAGATGAGAACAACATTGTTATATTCGTAACTGTTGGTCGTGATGAAGATGACGGCAAAGAGGCAGAATTGACTGCTCGAACAGGTGATGTATACAAACAGACCAGCTACAACACGCATGGAGGTGTACACTCTTTAGGTGGCACTCCATTTCGTAAGAATTACGCTGGCCTTGGATACACCTATGACGCTGGTAGAGATGCTTTCATACCTCCCAAGCCCTACAACTCTTGGGTCTTGAATGAAACCACTTGTTTGTGGGATTCACCAGTTCCTTATCCAACTGATGTAGGAACACCAGACGCACCTAAGCGTTATACATGGAATGAAACAACCAAGGCTTGGGATTTAATAACATAAAGCAAACAACAAAACAATATGAATACAAAACAATGGGAGCAAATGCTCTTGATCAATGAATTAAATTTTGCCAAGCAGCATAATCCAGAATACTATCGATGGAAACTCACGAACAATTATGAGCGTGCAGTTTTCCTAAAAAACGATCCAGTATTGCCAAGGGAGGCATCAAGGTATATTTGGGCCAATAAGAATTTATTCGGCACCAATATCCTCGAGATCGGCTGCTCCACAGGATATGGCTGCCAATTCTTACCAAATCACATTACATATCTTGGATTGGATTATGACCCAATCATCATCGATGTGGCCAAAGAGCAAGAATGGCACGACAATGCTAAATTTTCATGCACCGACATCAATGAAATCAGTCTGGCTCAATTTGACACCATTATTGCATTTGAGGTGATCGAGCATTTGGCCAATGGCCTCGAGCTGGTGGACAAACTTAAATCACATTGCAGACGATTACTCATTACAGTGCCATGGAATGAGCCACCAGGCTTTTGGGGTGAACACCACAAATTGCATGGCCTCAATGAATCCAATTTCCGTGGCTTTGAATTCAACTACATCGATCAGCATGGCCGGATCACTGAAACAGTGGCACCGATCAGCCAGGACAATCAATTCAATTTGATGATTGCGAGGTTTGATCGTGGATAATGTACTTTGCAGCATTGGCACCAGAGGCCGATACGACACCACATTACCATTGGCTTTGGCTGCCATCATCAATCAGACCAAACGGCCAGACAAGGTGGTTATTTTTGATGATAACGACAATCCAAGGGATGTCAGGAATGAGCTGATCTACCGAAATTTATTCCAAATGATGGACATCAAAGGCATCAAATGGGAGTGGCTATTTGCTGCCAAAAAGGGCACCCATTACAACCACCAGGCTGCCAACACCATGGGATATAAATGGGTTTGGCGAATGGATGATGATGCCATACCAGAGTCTGATGTTTTGAGGTCATTGCTCAGTTTTGCCATTTTCAGCAATGCTGGTGCAGTCGGTGGCTCAATACTCACTCCACCATTGCTTTATCAAGATACCAACCCAACTGGCAAAATTGAAAATATAAACAGCGAGCCAAACCCACAATGGCGAATCATCAACAGACGGCAGCAAGTCGAGCATTTGCATTGCTCATTTTTGTATCGAGCTGGAGTGCATGACTACAATTTGGGATTGTCTAGAGTGGCCCATCGAGAGGAAACACTATTTACTTATGGACTGCACAAAAAAGGATTTGGATTATTTGTCATTCCCGATGCCATCACTTGGCATTTGAAGAATCCAACTGGTGGGATCAGATCAGAGACTGATGCATCGATGTATGCCCATGACGAGCAAATATTCCAGAATTTCCTTAAATACAAGGACAAAACTATTGTGGTGCTCAATTGTGGACTTGGGGATCATTTGGTTTTTAGGAAAGTGCTGCCAGATATCAAAAACCCCATGGTGTTCAGCTGTTACCCTGAGGTGATACCAGGCGAATCAATTGCAGCTGCCCAAAACCTATTTGGCAGCATTGATCAGTGGAATATCTACCTCAAGATGGCCCAGTGGAAATGGAATCAGCCACTCGAGGCAGCATTCAGGAAATTGTATCTATGATCATCATTTCCCCTTATTCCAAAAAACTGATGAATGGGAAACCCAATCCCAAAAATTACCCATACTGGCCAGAATTGATTGGCCAATTGAATTGGCAGCTCAAAGAGCCAATCATCCAGATCGGCATCGAGGGCGAGCAGCCATTGGTCGAGGATTTTAGGCCAAATCTGCCCATGGCCGAATTGAGCAAATTGCTCAAACAATGCAGAACGTGGATTGCTTGTGATTCATTTTTCCAGCATTTGGCTTGGCTGGAAGGTAAGCCTGGCATTGTTTTATGGTCGGTTTCAGATCCATTGATTTTTGGCCACCCAGAAAATATCAATTTATTGAAGGATCGAGTCAATTTGGCCAAAGATCAATTTCTCTGGTGGGAGGATCAGGTTTACCAAAAAGACGCATTCATCCATCCCAATGAGGTTATCAAAAGTCTAGAATTGCTCTAAAATTCAGCATATTTGGAGGGATTTGGGCATGGATGATACTGAGGCAAGACTGAATTCGCACGAGGCGGTTTGTGCCTTGAGGTATGAGCAGATCAATGCCAGGCTCAAGCGAATCGAGCAGATTATGATCACCAGTGCTGGCGTGGTCATTGTCAGCTGTGTTGGCACCATATTCACGTTTATTTTGACGCACAAATAATGGATCCAATCACAGTATTTGCAGCGTGTAAGGCTGCCCATGCTGGCATTCGGGAGTGCATCGATTTATACCAAGACTTTAAAAAAGATGGCAAAGATGTTGGGGATATCGTCAACGACATTGGCAAGAATTTGGGAGCATTCTTCACCCATCAAGAGACACTCAAAGAAGCAGAAAAAGAAGAACGACTCAAGCCACTCGATAAAAAAACCAGCATCAACGAGGAGGCGATGAATCGGATCATGCGTCAAGAGCAGATCCAGCGCATGGAAACAGAATTGCGAGAAATGATCATATACCAGGTCGGAATGCCTGGTCTTTGGGAGAAATTCACGCAAATGCGTGAAATTGTCAGGAAAGAGCGAGAAAAGCTCGAGCGTGAACAAAAAAAGCCATTGAGATGGCTGCACTCAAAAGAAGGCAGTTCATCGACAAATGGCAAGTCAGGGCAGCGTTATGCGCTGGCATTTTGATATTGTTTTTGACATTTTGCGGTTTGATGTATGGCATTCATTTGGACTATCAGAAAAGTAAATATCATTTGGAGGATAAACCATGAGCTGGATTGAAAGTATTGCACCCACAGTGGCCAGCTGCCTTGGTGGCCCATTGGCTGGCTTGGCGGTCGAGGGAGTGTCCAAGGCACTTGGCATCGATGCCGATAAGGTTCAGGACACCATTAACAGTGGCAAAATGACTGCCGATCAG